GTCCTGACGCTCTCCTGAGACCAACTCAGCGGCATACATGGCGATGTCTCTAGGGTCGTTCATAACAACTGGATGTCCGACACTCCCCGACTGCTCACTAGGAATGTTAGAACTCCCACATCTGCAATCTCCCCCGTCGATTGTCTCCACCACACGCTTCCTCCGTCGAGGGCTGGTGCTTGAATCCATTTGACTCCTCCCCAATCCGCTAGTTTGAATGAATGATAGTGACCAGTCACCAAGATGTCGCAATCGCCAATTTTCTGACGACCTAGTGTTTGGTCAGCAATCCACCTACGCAACTTACCTTCAACTCCCTGTCCCGAGCGAGCAAGGTGTCCGTGGGTAATTCCAATAATCTTGCCGTGAACTTCAAGAGTCAAACTCAACTCATCGGTAGGTATTGCAAACTTAATATGTCCGTAGGCTTCAGGGTTTGCTTGAAAGATTTCAGCAACGGACTCAACCAAGGCAACATCATCATTATCGCCAAGTGTTGTAAAGGCTTTTCCATTCTTACGGTTCTCGCCATGGTTTCCACCAATCGCTGCAACTGTAATCGAGGGAACAACTTTTGACCAGCGGATAAGAGCATCACGCAAAAGACGACGAGCAATTTTTACTTGGTCACGCCTATCGACTTCAACTGTGAATGTCTGAATTTCATAGTGACCATCGCATCCTTCAACTAAATCGCCAAGGCATAAAACTGTGATGGAATCTATGGGACGACCCAACTTCTTTAATTCCTTTAATCTCAACTCAACATCATCGATTGCTTGAAGCCAGCGACCAACTAAACCTTTAAGTCCATCGCCATCTCGTTTTCCTACTTGCCAGTCAGATGCACAAACAACAAGACTCGCCCCGCCTTCAATTTCTTTTCTTTCTCGGGGTTTGTGTTTTTTAATTTCTGCAATAAGAGATTCAATGTCGGCAGTTTCTTGTCGCCCTTTGCGAACTACTTTGCCTTTCCATTGACGATTGAGAATTCCTAAAGTATCGCCCCATACATTAAAAAGAACAGGCTCTACAACTGCAAAATGTTCAGGGTCTAAGCCCCACATTTTTAATACGCCCGACCAATCAGGGTGAACCTCACCCTCAACTGGAGGTGTAGTTATCGTGCCTTCGTCGCCCGTCCATGTAACTCCAGGCGTCCATTCGGCTTGTCTTTGTCGAGGCTCAGTCTTTTGAACTGAGGCAATCTCTGTAGTCTTTAAGAGATTGTCTAAAGCATCATCAATGTTCAACGGGACACTTACATCCGTCTTTGCCGAATAACCTTCTACGATGTCTACGCATAACATCAGAGCCTACCGCAATGTCAAAAGTTGCTAACAATTCAACTAAGCGAGCCGAGTTAATCTTTTCATTCAACAATGCTTCCTTGAATTTAGTTCGTGCTGGTTCGGGCAACTCATTTGTAATCCTTCTTACCGAACAGCCGTCTTGTACTTTCCATACACCAACTAATTCATCAAGTGCAGATACGAACTCATCCTGATTTATTTTTGGATTTACAGCGGGGACAGCGGATACTCCACGGGCGCGTTGCGCTTTCGAAAAGGAGACGGTCACATTTCCAGCATCGTTGGAACTCGTCGGTTGTTGCGTTTCTGCCATACGGGTCTACCACTCTCTCTTGTGGAGCAAACTCCTCGTTTACATTCGCACTAGACATCGGAAATTCACCGAAATTAGCGGACGATACTTTGGGTCTACTCCTAGTAGGTTCACTGAACCCATAGGTTCAATACGCATAATATGCACCCCTGAGATGGTTTGTTCAAGTACCGACGCGAGCAGAATTCTAATCGTGTCGGCTTTGTCCCTAGCGGTTGGATAATCTTCGCGTCCTGCTCGGCAGATAATCTGAAGCATTGGGTAATCGATGCGGATGCCTCCAGCGCCCATAGTGAAGGCTGGTGAACTGCCTGAGTTCTCGTATACAGCAACACACGCATCGGGAGTCTCGGGCAAGGTGCCAAGAAAGATAGATGTTCCAAGGGTGCCTTGGCTGGCATGAGCGCCAAAAGCGCTCGAGGTGTTTTGCAGATAGTCGCCTATCGATTCAAGAATTGTTGCCATTATGCACTCCTACTTTTTAGAATGTGGATTATTCTACGCGAGATGTTATTTTGGATTTGAGCAAGAGATTCCATGAATGGCTGTTCAAGGTATTTAGCCTGTGTCGGTGGCTTATGGTAGTTGCCAATAATCTCATGGACATAAAGCGCATAAGGCGCCGCTGGACCACCATAGAAAATGTCTACAAAGATGCCTTGACCAGAGCCTTGTGGAGCGCTTACTCCACCTGAACCACGAAGAACTCCCGTATCAACTGGGACGAGAATCTGTGACTTGGCGAAGATGTTATTCGCCTCTTCCCAAATCGCTTGAGCAACTGCTTTGGGAGCGTTTAACTGGGCAGAATAAAGTACGGCTTGCAACTCAATATCACCCTCAAGGGTGAATGTGTACTTATCTGCCATGACTACCGCCCAAATCGAATGACGGTGTGATGCGCTCCGTTTTCATCTGCGATGTTGTCTACTGCATTGATAGAAAAAGTGTCCGCCCCGACAACCATTCTATGACCAACAGTAATTGTTGTCTGTGGTCCTTTTGTAATAAATCGCCCAATGTCTACGACTTCAATACCTTGTACATCTTTAGACTTAATTGTGTCATAGATGAGACGACCTGTTGCTGTTATATTTGTATTAGATGCGCCAAAGGTAGGTTTGTTGTACTTATCAACTGATGCCTTGGGTGTAAAAACAACCGTATCAGTCATGAACTCTGCAACCTTGGAGTAAATAGCATCAGCCATGATTACTCCTACTCAGGTACGCGCTGGTCGTAGATGTTGTTTGGGTTATCGTGGACACCAGCGTAGAAATCTGTATTGTAATCTTGAATACTTCTATCATTGGTTGAAAGCAAACTATTGCTATTAACCTTCATTGTTGGAGGCGCTTTACGCATCTTACGGTCAAGGAATGAGTTGGCAAGGTCTTGGTACTGCTTGCTCTTTGCTGTAAAGGACTCAGAAACAGATATGTCTCCGACGCTCTTTGAGGTGCTATCTGCTAAACGACTAAAGCGCGAGACCAAGGTTTCGCAAGCAGCGCGACAGATTTCGTAAACATTTGTTCCCCACTCGGTAATGAGGTAATCCAACTCTTCATCAGAAAACAAAGCATCATTTGTGTCTGTGTCATTGATGAGAAAACGCACCTTATTACGGGTGCTAGTAGTTGGGTCTCCAGAATAGGTAAAGGTCATTAAATTTCCCCCAACTCAACAGGTGCTACGAACTTTTCTCCATCGTAAATATCTCCAACGCCAGCAAACTTGCCTCTAAAATTAGCGTTGTATGAAGTCTGTATCCAGTTACCACCAAATAATGATTGGCAAAAAGCAATACCTTTGGCTTCCGATTCAACTCCATTGTCAAGCAATTCGTTATTATGAACAACGATTACTTGTGTGACTACATTATTTTCATTTAATTCTGCAAAGTGTGCCATTAGAAAGTGATACTCCCACTTCCTGTAAATGTATAAATCTTAAAACCACCAGTGGTAGTAAATGTAGGAGAACCTGTAGCAGAAGCATTGCGAAAAGTATCTGGGAAACGAACAATTACAACACCTGAACCGCCACCACCGTTGTTGTTAGAGCCAGCGCCGCCGCCACCACCGCCTGTGTTAGCAGTACCAGAAACAGCAGGAGTAGGTCCTGCTCCACCACCGCTTGCACCGCCGCCGCCTTGACCCCCATTAGCGATAGAGCCAGTTGAGAAGAAAGGCGCTCCTCCGCCACCACCTGCGTAATAAGTGCTAGTTCCTGTAATACTTGATTGTAAGCCAACGCCGCCAACGCGAGTGCCACCAATTCGACCACTAGCACCTACCGCGCCAGCACCGCCACCGCCACCGCCTGAGCCATCAAGATTTGCGGTGTTATTGTCACCACCAATTCCACCATCATTACCTTGACCA